CATTATGAGACCATGGAGATCAAAGGTGATGATGGTACGATTCTCTTAGATGAGGGAAAGATCGTAAACTCAACATTTAGGTATTATCGCTCAGATGGCAGTTTAGTAGTTCCTTCGACTATCCCGATTAGCAACTGGGAGCACGAAAGAGCACTAAATGAGGAAAAATCGAATATCTGGGTTCTGAGAGATGCCTACGTAGAGGACTTTATCGATGAATTTGAGAGTTTGCTTGAATATGCACCTAACTCTGAATTAGGCGACGGTGAGAATATCAAGATGACTCCAAATGCTGTCGAAGAGATCTTCGTTGCTAAGAAAGTTGCATATCAGACTGAGGTCGGTCTTGCTGCTAGTATCGGATTTGCTGGACAACAAGAATTGGGCAATAGGGTCATTACAACTGAAACGTTGGATTCTGGTGCTACTGTGACGACTTCTACACAGCAAGGTGCATCACAGTCATCTAATCTTGTGAACTCTTCGGGTGTGGTTGCTGGAACAACCGATGCATCGAGCACACAGCAGGGTGGTGCTTCATCGAGCAGCAGCAGCAGTTCCAGTTCCTCCTCGTCTAGTTCAAGTAGCAGCAGTGGTTCCAGTTCCAGTGGTAGTTCCAGTGGTGGTGGATACTACGGCGGCGGATACTGATTCTTCCTTCTTTTTCTTGAAATAGAGTTTGTAGTACGTTTTCTTCATCTTATCGATGATGTCACGATCTTCCTCAAACCCCATATATTTCAAATGTTGATATGTGCCTTCCATCTCACTTATGAGAAGGAGGAGGTTTGTGGCGGTGACTTCACGACCGCCAGGATCATATTCTGATAGAGCAAAACCTCTTTTCAAAAGTACCCTCGCTCCTTTGCATAGGCGAGGGTTTCTTTTATGTCACCTATGTGCTTGGCACCAATAGCAACTTGTGGATAGGTTGCTCCTTTACCAAATTCTGCCTCAAACCCTCTCTGGTCGAAATGTTGGTTTAGTTTGTATTCGTGAAATTCAGCAGCAAGTGCTTCTAGCAATGACTTGATACGTTCACTCTCCTGATTGCCATTTGAGTATACTACGCATGTGTTGTCAATCATTAGGTCTTCCTCCGATAGCGTCCCACATTTGTTGTACCATGTCTACCTTAGGTGGGTCAGGCCATGGTGGTGATAGATTTGCACGATGTTTGTCGATTTGTTCCTGAGTAGGGATAGTAATCCTGAGAGGAGTTCCCTCTTCTTCAAACTCCTTATTCGTATCAATATATGTTTGAGGAGTAATCTTCATCTTCTTAGGTTGGTGCATCTTCTGATATTGTTCAGCACCAAGGTTGTCTAGAAAGTCGTTAGTCACGTTGTCTCCAATCATCAGGTTTGTCTCTCTGGAACCAATCTCTAATATCTTCTGCGCTATCGAACCCCGTTCTGTAATTGGATGGGTCGGGGTCCCCTAGTCCCATCCTATTCATAAAATCATCCATAGATCCTTCTTGGATGTCTTGCGCTGCTTGACGCCTTGCTTTCTGTAACCAGTCCCTAGCGGTAGTATGTCGTTTCGCTAGTTTGTCCGCCCAGATCATATCATCTAATTTCACTTCTTCCTTGTTGGCGATCTTTTTACAGATAAATTCAAGTCGGAGTCGGTATTGAGTTGAGAGCATAGGTCACTCGCGTAGTTTTGTTTCCAGATCAGACATCTTATGGAATTCAAGATTAGCAATGTCTTGACGCTCACAGATGATATCAAGAATATCATCCATAATGATATCGTTATCAACGAGATCGTCAAGGTACGCATCTAGTGCTTCTTTGAGGTATCGTTTCCGATGCCATTCCTGTGAGTATGGTTTGTAGTTCATAATGATAGGGTTACTACAATGGTACTATACACGCATTCAGTCTGTATGTCAAATATTTATCAAAAACCCTGAGGGCAAAAAAATACCCCGAATTTTTTTCGGGGTTATTTTGAAACCAAAGGTCGTTTTTGGTCAGAACGCATGTCTGCGTAGTGTGTAGCATGGGACTCTCTTCTGTCTTGATCTCTCTGTCCAGTGACCATAGATCCAAACGTTTCCACGATAGTGTCCAGGTACATACCTTTTCTTTGTCACATACTTTGTACACATCCTAGGACGTGGACGGTGGTAGTGATGGTGGTGTTCGATATGATCATGATCGAAGGGTTCCCAGAACTCCTCCCAAGTCAGTGCTTGGGCAGGAGTTGCTAGTGAGAGTGCTGCCAGGGCAGCGAGAGTCAATTTAATCATCAGTCCTCAGCAAGTTTAGCGAAGTATGAGAGGTCAGGGTCCTCTTCTTCCTTGATTGATTCTACACCGCTACCGAACCCACTGTTGAAGTCAGGGGTCGCTGCTTTAACTGTCTCCTCCACGTTGAACACTGGTTCTTGCAGTTCTTCTTCCTGTGCAACCTGAGCAGCACGGTTAGTCTTGCCAAGGACAAGGTTCAAACGTGCTTCAAGGTCAGTATAGGACTTGAAGTTCTTAGGATCAGTGAAGTCAGCAAGGGAGTATTGCTGGTTGTAGATCTCTTCCAGTTCACTGTCTTCCTTGTCACCAAGGGTTCCCTGAGCAGCGAACTCAGAACGATCATAGTTCCAGTAACCGTCTTGCTTGACGATCTTCAACTTGAAGTCAGCACCTTCCCAGAAGCAGAAGGGATTGATAGGAGTCTCATCAGCAAACTGAGGCTTCATTGCCTCCACAATCTTATCATGGATCTTCTTGCCATACTTGTAGAGGAAGACACGTCCTTCATTCTCAGGGTGAAGGGGATCCTTCACAACATAGATGTTGGAGTAGTATGACAGTTTACGTTTCTGTTTACGAGCAACTTCCTTATCAGAATCAAGACCGCTGTTCCACAGAACGCGATTCAGATCACCGACAGGATCCTTCTGACCGAGGGTCGTCAGGGAGTTCTCGATGTACCAACCACCAGTGCCTTGGAAGGCATGGGACCACACCTGTGCCCAGGGCAGATCCTCACCAGTAGGGGCAGGCAGGAATCGGATGACAGCATAACCGTTACCTGCTTTGTCAACCTCTGGTTTCCAGAGGCGCTCGTCAGGACCATTGCCTGATCCTTTGCTCATCTTGTCCAGTTCCTTAGTCAGAGCGGCGATGGAACCACTGGACTTTTTGAGTGATGCGAATGACATGGATTGTATTCTCCGTATTGTTGTATTTGGTCTGTGTGTCAGCAGACCCGAAGGTATGATGACACATTATTTAGCAGTTGTCAAGAAAGGATTCTTGAAACCGCTGCCTTAATTTCAGGGATCTTTGACGTAAGCGTGTCGATGTGTGACACGTTGAAGGACAGCGTGATGTTAGAGGACGTGCTGATGTTGAAAGGCACTACCTCTTGTTGAACATCGACAACCTCTTCTACATCTTCACAGATAAGATCTTCTAGACTGTTGTTCGTTGCCTCGTCAATGGTGTCAAACTTACCATTGGTTTGGATGTTAGCAAGGGCATCGTCATAGTAGTTCTTGAACGTCACACGCCAGGACTTAAAGTCTTGGAGTTCTTGACATACGATCCACTGATCCCAACGTGAAGTGTTCTTTGCTTCGTCATAGAACTTCTCACGAATGGATCGCTTGATGGAACTGTAATCTTGTGTGTTAGTTACACTAGGGAATAGAGCACCAAAATCCACATCCCAATTAAGGTAGTCAGCAGTAGCGCGATCACGACGCTTGGCGTTCTTAGTAAGTGCCTGAACGACCGCTGTCTCATAGTGCTTTGCGAAGTCGCCAAAGTATCCAGGATATTTAGCATACATTGCCTTCTTAGAGAGGCGGACGTATCGTTTTGTATTCTTTTTTGCTTTTCGTCTGAGTTTCATTGTATTAGATCAGGATGGACGGGTTGGTCCGCTGCTTCCGTTCGTGACCAAGAATATTATGGCATAAAAAAGGAGGGTCGTCAACCCTCCGCTTGCAACTCCCTTTTCCACCCGATCAACTTGTCTTCCATGACTTGAAGGATCTGTAACAGGTTACCGTCTCCTCCTGTATAGAGGTTAGATACTAGGTCGATTCGATCCTTCATCTCTTGCACCTCAGACTCAGTGTCCTCTTCCTCTGCCACATAGTTTGCCATCATCTCTAAGCGAGAGTAGAAAACTTTCTGTTTGGCAATGAGTTCTAGTGTCTTGTTGATGTGTTCGATCTTCTGACCGTTGTCAAATCCCTCAAACTCTGAGGACATTTTGAGCAGATCTGTGTATGTACTTTGTAGATCGTTCAGTTCTTCTTGAACGATTTCTGACTTGAAGAAGTCGTCAGTCATAATTTACCTCCTACTACTGCGCTCCCAACAACTCGTGTGTATAGGTGTAGTGTACCTTCTTGCTCACATTTTAGATGCCAGCGAGACATTTCTAAGACACCTTCATAGGTGCCACCAGTCAGGAACTCTTTCCCTCCTGCTAATACACTAGTGAATAGACCAAACCTAGTCTCCTTGATGTAGAAAGCATCATCGATTACTTCTACATCAGATGGGAAGGACTCCACGACTGGTTCGTTTGATGCAGTTGAGTTGTTGAGCATTTGCTTTGATTTTATCTTTGAGTGGTTTACTGATGAGTTTGCTTACCATTTCAACTTCGATCTCATACTCTTCACACACCGCTGCTACTGCTTCGATGTAGTTGATGAGACCATTATTATTTTGAACAGTATGTTCAACGAGTGCGCTGAACTTGTTCTGTGTCATGAAATTCTCTTCTAGTTCTTTCATGCTGCGATCCTCTCGTGAGAGTACCGATAGTCCTTGATCCATTGGCAAAGCGTGTCAACATAAGGAATCTTATCATACTTTTCAACCACTTGGGTCTGACCATCCTCCGCAACAGAAAGTGTCACAAGTTTCTTGACCTCAACACCAGTGCGTTCATAGTACATGTAAGCATACGCTGCTTCCTGTACGAAATACTTGTGCAACCACTCTTCCTTCTTCAAGGTGCCAGTGGTCTTGAAGTCTATGATAGCAAGCTCGCCATCAAACTCAGCAATACAATCAACACGCCCAGCAAGGCATAGATCATCAGAATAAAGAGGGGCTTCAAGACAGTGAATGTTATCAATAC